CGTACTTGCGCCTGATACTCAACTTCACCACTAGCCATTTTTTGGGCATGCAGTAAAGCAGCATCAGACATAAGTATCTTAGCTTTTTGCTTATTAGCAAATATAGCTGAACCGGTTTTTAATACTGTCGGTAAGAGTGATAACCACATTTATGTTATGAAAATATTGCGATTACAATTATAGCTGCAACTACACCTACGGCAATTTGTTTCTTCTTGCCAAGTGCAATCCATTTTGCTTTTAAAGATTCAATCATTTAGATCTCCTTTTTTAGTTTTTTGAAGTATATTACTTTTTTATTAATTTGACTACCTATTAAATTAATCTGTGTTCAACTTGTCTTAACACCTCTTTATCAAAACCAGATAAATCCATGCCTGCGTTGTTTAAGAATTTTTTAGCTATACCATCACCATTATAGTCTGCAAACTCTATGTCGTTAATAAATATTCTTCTATTAGTGGTATCTAAAGAATATACTACAGGTATTTTATCTATTTTAACAGATTCTGGACTGTCTTGTACCATAATAAATTCATTGCCTTCTTTAACAAAATGACTTCCTGCAACGATAACACCTTTGTATTCGTGTATATCATCTATTGGCTCAAATTGTAATACACCAGTAACTTTACCACCTTTAGTAATATCACCTAATTGTACGTCTTTAATTTTCTTTTCAGAACCATCTTGCATTGCAATTAAAGTGTTAGGCTCAAAACAACCCGAATCACCTGGATCAGATTCTCTAGCATTACCCCCAGTTGCATTACCCCCAGCTCCACTAGCATTGCCATCTGGATCTCTACGTGAATCTCTATCTCGTCTATTATTCATCATGTTATTAAAAGCTTCGTTTTGAATAACCCCACTTAATGCTGCAGGAGAATAAGGACCAGTTTGAACTGGATTATTACTAGTCATCTGACCCTCGCTATTATATTGTGGGTTTGAAAGTAAACCACTATAGTCTCCAGTCTCAGGATTATAACCAGTGCCAATATATTGACCACTTGATACCATTGCATTAATTCGGTCTTGTTCTGCTTGTGCTTCTTGTGCTTGCGACTCTCTCTGCGCTTGTTGATATGCCGCTAAGACGTCGGTAGTTGTTAGGCTTTGATTTGGAAAACTTTCTGTTGGTGTAAATTCAGATAAAGCAGTGTTATAGTCAGAAATAGAAAGATCATCTCCAAAGGAATTAAGTCTTTCTCTTAAAGCAGGATCAACCTCAGCGAATGAATTTATTTGTTCTTTATAAGCTAGGTTAGCTAAAGAATTTTCTATCGCTTCTCTGTTAAGAGTTTCATATGAACTTGGGCGTAATAAACTTAGCGCCGCGGCTGCTTCCGAGTTGTCATGTTCACCTTCTTCTGAAGTAAAACCTAAAGCATTTGCAATAGCTTGATCTACCGGATTAATAAATTTATCGTAAGCGGTACGAGCAAGATCAGTTGCTGCTCTAGTAAAGCTAGGTACCATATTATAAAGATCATAACCAGTTTCAAATAAATCTGGTGCAGTCTCACCATAACTCATAATAGACGGGCCTATATTAGAAGGTACATAATCTGCATATAAACTTCTTTCTGGGTTGTAAGAATCTGTATTACCAAACTGTGCTGCATAAGCTTCCGGAGAATCATACACTCCATAACTTACTGGTTGCCTGCTATTGGCTGGGCTGTTTGGATTATTACCACCGCTGCCACCACCAGGAGGTGGATTACCACCACCAAACATAGGACTGTCAGGATTAGAACCTGCTTTAGGTTCACCTGGACCAGATTGAAATCTATCGTCAATACCATCACCATCAGTATCATAAAACACTGTAGTAACAGGACCACTTTTTAAATAACCATCATCACCAATCTGTTGACCATAACGATTTTCAAAAGCATCTAGACCCCTATAATCTCCATCAATCTTTTTAAAACCTTGACGAACATTGTTTTTTTTTAAAACATCAGTTGAATTAGATGCTCCAAGGATACCTGATAAAAAATCTCGACCAGTAGTAAATGCCATTAGTTAACCTCTTTAATAGTAGCTTGCATATTCTTTATACCATCTTTAGCTAAAGAAACCGAAGCGCGTAGTTTAGCATGTTCATCATCTTGTTGCAATTTATCTTCAGAAATCTCTTTTGCTTGCATTAATTTTAAATTTTCCATCGCTAATTTGTCTTCAGCCTCTTCTTTTTTACGTGCTTCTTCACGTGCTTTTAGCTGTAATTCATCGGCTTTTAACTGCAATAATGGGTCATTTCCAATGGTATTTAGCACTTTTTTCTCTTCATTTAGGTACTCATCCATGGTTTCAGCCACTAATTGCGCCTTTCTAGACTCCATTTGCTCGTTTAACATCTGTTGTTGCTGTTGCATCTGCATAACTTGCGGATTTTGTTGCATTGCTTGCGGATTTAACTGTTGTTGCTGTAAAATAGGCGCCATTTGTTGTGAAAGTTGCTGTAATTGTGCAATTTCGTCCTTAAATTCTAGCTGTACTTGCTCGGTAGCCATTAAACTGATGTGTTCCATAATGTTTTTTTGTACTGAGGCCAATATTTGCGGATTAGTACGCACCATCATAGTCCCCATAAAGCTTAAATGCGCTTTCATGTGTGCAGTATGGTCTTGTCCTGGAAAAGCTTGAAATGGTTTATTAGATAAAGCCGCAATATGCTCGGCACTTGGGTCGGTTGGTTGTGGTTGTTTAGGTGGTGGCAGTAAACTATCTATATCTTTAATGCCTAACGCCTCATACATATCATGATAAGCCGTATATAGATTATGCATCTGTGGATTAGACATTGCCATTTGTAATTGGGTTTGTGCCACACTAATACGTTGCGTTTGTGAAAAGATGTTTGGATCAGCAACCGGAATAATATCTACTTCTGGCCCAAAGTCTGTTTGTTTAATTTGTCTTTCACCACCAACTACATCATACGGATAGATAGGTGGTAAGTAAGTTCCAAAACAATCTGATAGTAACATAAACTCACGTTTCATACTTGCGTATAAACGTTTGTGAATAGCTGACATAACTCGAGAGCCACGTTCTAATAAAGCAACGGTCGTGCCTACTGCTGCGGATTGATTGCCGTCACCGACCTGCATATCCGCAATACTTGCAAAACGTTGACCTGCTTGTACTACTTGGCCCATTAGTGCTAGTAGTGTTTGTGATGGTTCTTTGAATGGTAATATTTTAAAGGCATCATCAAGTCTGCCGCCAGGAGCGTCAACATCTCTAAACTCACCGGGTTGTAAAGGTTGTGCTTCATCACGAACTCTAATCCCACGTTGTTTAAATCCTGCTGGTAAGTTAGCCAGTGTTCCTGCGTCAAGAAGCTGTCTTAATGCTGCAGTTGCCGTTCTAGATAAGCCACCAATCATGTGGATTAAACCAAAACCATAAAAACCTAATCCTGGTAAAAATTTAAAGTGTACAAAATAATCTGTACGTTTTTTTAATGGGTCTTGTGCATTAAAGTTTCTACGAATAGCTAAAACTTCACCAGAACCTTCTTCGATAGTTACAATGTAAGGTAGCTTAATGCCTGTTGGTTCGCCGTCTTCGTCAGTTTCTTCAAAACCCTCTAAATCTAAATTAACATGACATTCTAATAATGTATAAATTTCATCTTTGTTAGTAGTAGAAGTGCCTTCTAAATCATTTTTCTTTTCTTGTACCTCACTCTCTTTATAGTTTGGTGTGCCTAATTCTATATCACTATAAAAACCACTAACTTGATTTTTACGTAAATCATTTTCTGACATTTTAAGAACATGAATAATAGTATCAGCTTCTTCTAAGGAAGAGGCAGTGTAAGGTACGACTAAATCTTCTGCCGGTACAAATTTAGATACGCAACGTGCAATAGTTTCATCGTAGTAAACTTTTTTAAAAGTAGAACCAGCTAGTGGTAGGTTAAATAACATTTGATCAAACTCAGGCTCGTACTCAGTCATTTCACACATTAGTTGATAGTTCATAAACTCTTTAACACGATCTGCTTGTGCTTGTTTAACATCATCAAGTTTACCCATAACTCTAGTTCTAACCGGTCCGCCTGCAGGCAATAATTCTTTGTAAGCTAAAGCTTGGAATTGTGTAACCGCTTCTGCTAGCACTGGGTGAGTTGCACCAGATGCGCCTTGAAAAGGTTCGGTTCTGTTTTCGTATTTAAAACCAAGTAAGTCTAAACCTTTCGTGTACGCTTGTTCCCAGTCATCACGTGCAGATTTATTATCTTGGTATTCGCTTTGTAAATCAGAACCTAGTTCGTCTAAAATACTATCGTCTAGTAGTTCAGCTAAATTAGCGCGTGGATCATTGCCACCTTGTGCCACCATTGCTGCTGGATCAAAATCTATTTCAACACCACCGTCTTCTAGTTCATTAATTTCTATTGGACCTTTAGCTTCCTCTTCTTGAGGTAGTTCTATGTCTTGTGCTAGTTCTGCTGGTCCGGGTATAGTAACATTACCGCGTACTTTATCTATATCAGCCATTATGCTTTTTTCTCCTTAAATAAGGTTCCGACCCCACCACCATTCTTATAACCTACTCTGCCACCTGTGGCAAATTCTTCTTTAGTGGTAGCTTTTTTAAAGTCTTCTACTAATTTGTTCATTTTATCGTCTATGGTTTTATTACCTTTTTTAGCAAATTCTTCTATATCTTTAATACCTAGTTTTAAATCGTCGATAGTGCTTAATGTGTTTTCATAATCTTGAAACTGACCTTTCATAAACTCATGAGCATAAAACTCAGCATCTTCTTTTATAACTTTGCCACCTGGTCGTACCACATCTGTTGGTGGAATATACTCAAAGCTAACTTGTTGGTAATCATCACCACGTGTAGATATATCCATACTACCACTTACTGCGTCTTCCGTTAAAGTATATTCGTTACCATCAACTTTTAAACTGTATACATTGTCTGGACGCCGGCCACCGGTAGCAAATTCAATTTGTTTGCCTTGCGTTTTAATTTTATCTATTAACATTGGAAACCAACTTGGCATCCCTTTTGCCGTTATTTCAGGAACTACCGCCGCTACTTTAGGTGCTGTTCTTACACCACCCATTAAAGCTGCAGCAATACCGGTACCTAAGACACCTAAAAAACCTCGACGGGTCATAGGTAATTTTGGTATTTTAGGTTTATCTGCCATATTATTTTCTTTTAAAAAGTGAACTTATACCAATGCGACCACCATCAGCATTTAAAGTTCTTTTTGGTGGAATGATAGTTGCATCTAAAGCACTGTCTGTGCTTTTTAATTGTGTTTGAAAATCTCTTAAAGACTCTGCTAAAGCCTCGGCTTCATCCACTCTACCTTGTTCAATTAAGTCTTGTATTTTAGCTGCCGTTTGTTGTATCTCTTTTTGTGTAGCTTCGATAATTTTTTGCTCTTCTATTATTGGCGCATATAATTCTTCCATCACGGCTCTGCGCTCAGGTGGTACGTTTTTAAAAGTTTCTTCAATAGTTTTGGGAGCATCGTCTGCAAATTGTCCTACGCCACGTTCTTGTTGAATTTCAGTAAAAGTTTTAGGGTTATCTAAAACGTCTAATACATTAGTTTTGTTAACCGCATCATCAAAATTATCGCCTTTAATTGTTATTTCATCTAGTCTTTTAAAGTCTTCAGTTAAATCATCAATAGGAGTAGCCTTGTCAAAGTCAATAAGTGTTTCACCAAACTCATCGCCTGGATTACTACTGTCAATTATTTGTTTAGCGCTTTGTTTAGAAACATTTTTAGCAGTATCAGAAGATAAATCTATAGCACCACTAAAAGCAATCTCTTCGATGTCTTCTAAAAACTCTATAGCATCACCACTACTACCAATAGATAAATTATTATCTAAATAAGCTTTGATACTTGCCAAGTCATTAGGCACTGTTCTTTTAGGATCACCAATTGCATAACCTTGGTTAATTTTTTCCATAATAGCGAGCCGTGCTTCTTCAAAACTTAAACCAGTTTTCTCAGCCACAAACTGAATAGAGCGCTCAGCACTATCTTTCATGTCGGCAGATTTACCTTGCGGTCGATTGCTTACGCTTGGTGCTTCATAAGTACCATCAGCTTTTTGAGAAGATATGTATAGACTACTACCTTCACCATAATTTTCTTTAATGCTGGCCAACTCGTCAAGGTATTGTTCTTTAGTAAAAACGCCATTATCAAATAAAGACTTTGCTTCTTGTTCTACTTGTATTCTAGCTTCTTCTGCTGATTTAACAAAATAATTTGGGTCGTTAGGATCTATTTTTTTCTCGGTATAAGCAAGAGTTGCAGGTTCATCAGAGTCGCCTCTTTTTATAATTTCAGTTATTTGTCTTTGGTCATCACTAATATCAAGCGAAGCAACACCTTCGCCTTTACTTGCAGTTTGTTGAAACTCTTTTAATTTTTCAGCAAGAATAGCTACTTGTGCGTCAGTAATTTTACTAGGGTCTTTTGCTAAGGCAGAAAACTCTTCACCAATTTTACTTAGTTCTTTTAATTTTTTTGGATCTTTAGTTTTTTTAGCACTTTTGATTACTAGCTCAAATAACTCTATAAATTTTTTCATCAGTAGTACGTCCTTTTAGTTTGTGATAACGGTTCATCCTCATAGTCTTCTGGATGAATTACAAAACCACCTTGTCTAAATCTCATTACGGCTTGAGTCATGCTATCCACAAGGTCATCGTGTTCCCCTAGCGGAAATGCTGCGCATTCCTCTATAACCTCTTCAGTAAACTTACGATCAGGTGCCCATATCATTCCTGCTTCAAATAATGGTGCAACCGCATTTACTCTAGTATGTTTATCATTTCCACGGCTTGGTGTAAAGTTAATAACCGGTATGCCCATTTGTCTTAACTCATAGGTAAGCGGTAACCCCGATGCTTTAGCCTCGACTATAACCGTTTCTGGTTTCCAGTAGTCATATTGTTCCTTAGCCACGCGCCGTAGCTCAGGAAATTCGTACCGATCTTTAATGGCATCTAGCAAAATTAAATGCGCTTCACCCTCTTCGTTAGGATAAAATACCCCCCACGTGGTAATAGCACTATAATCAGCCGTTTCTTTTTTCATAAAGGCCGTGTCATAACTTTGGATGACATGAGCTAAATCCGGCATATCATCTTTCTCCCACACTTGCCACCACTCGCGTTTTATAATACTGCCTTCTGCAGCTGTGGGATTTTGCTGGTATTGTGCATTCCATTTTAGTATACTTACGGATGCTTTCACTGCTTCAAG